CAATGCAGCATTCCGTAAGGAACACAGCCGTGCTGAAGAAGAAGCAGAGAAGTAATAGCAAAACCCCTTGACTACCCTCTCCATATAGTGTAAAATAGATACACTACTTAGAGAGGGTTTTCACATGAGTGAAATAAACGATAACGAATTTGGAGAATGGCTCCAGATTGGCATTGACAAAGGCTGGGTATCTAACCCATTCTGCTACACCCATGATGGCGATCCATACATGACTGAAGAAGAAGAGCAGCAGTGGGAAGAGGGCGGAGATCCTTGTGCCCCTGTAATTAAGATTTTGGACTAATGGCTGATTTATTTTTGAGTGGCCCATTTGACTTTAAGGGCAAAGGCTGGGGGTATGCACATTACTCGTATGGCTTTGCCATGGAATCATTTATCGACATTGCAAAAAACACAGACAACATTATTGATACATTCTCATATCCTTTTAATGTTGGAATAGTAAAGGCATCAGTTCGTAAGTCAAGAAGTCCTATTAGTATTTCTTTCTTGCCACCAGACGTTTCACTGTTTGCACCCAACTCAAAAAACATTTGTGTTTTTGCTTGGGAGTTTGACAAACTACCACCTAAGAGTGTTGGTTCAAACGGTATCTTTAAAAAAGATTACGAGAGAATGCTAAAGAGATATGACTCGGTCCTCACCCTGTCATCCTACTCAAAGAAAACTCTTGGCAACTATGGCATCAAAGCACATGTCCTACCTTCGGCGGTATCTAAAAAGATCATAGAGCCAAACGAAACCATTAAAGATGTAGTCTGTTACAACTTTACTACCGTTCCCCATGCCTACGAGGGCAATCCTGGAATGCCTCTACAGGACATACTAGACAACTCCCAGTACGAGCAAAGATTCCTCTACGTGTTTAACCCAAACGACATTAGAAAAAACTTTGGCAATCTCGTAACGGCATTTACTAGGTTCACCGAAGAATATCCAAACGCAGTCCTGATCCTAAAGATGACAGCAAAGAATACACTAACAAAACTACAAGAGATTGCGTTTAAGAGAGAGTTTCCATCTTTCCCAAATACAACCTTCAACAATGTTTATGTTATTCCAGACAGGTTGAGCGACAGTAAACTTCAAATGCTCATGGATTCTTGTCAGAACTATGTGTCTCCAACCAGAGCAGAGGGGCAGAACCTTCCACTATGCGAAGCAATGCTTTCTGGAATGCTGTGCATCTCACCAGACCACACATCAATGGCAGACTTTGTAACAGACAAATCAAACATCGTGCTTGAGTCATACCCATGGGTTGTGGACAAGGACACTCACAAGTATAGCGAGTTCTGGGGATTTACTTGGCATGGTGTAAGCGAGGACTCTATTCTTCAAGGACTAAAAACCGCCACGTCATTGACACCAGAGCAGAAAGATGCTATGATAAAAGAAGCCAAACAGAATGTAGAAAATTTTTGTTCACCAGAATCAGTGCTCAAAAAGTGGCAAGATATTAAGTTGCAAATAGGCATCTGATCCTGTATAATTGAATAGTATTGGTCCATAACTCAGTTGGCAGAGTGTTCGGCTGTTAACCGAAATGTCGGAGGTTCGAGCCCTCCTGGACCAGCGATAGAAATATCATGCGTATGTTGCATAGTGGTAGTGCCCTATCCTTCCAAGTTAGAGGTGCAGGTTCGATTCCTGTCATACGCTCGGGTGACACCCAAGCATTACTCGTAAGATCAATTTCACAGGGTGTCACTTTTGGCTTCGTAGTTCAGTTGGTTAGAACGCCACCCTGTCACGGTGGAGGTCGTGGGTTCAAGTCCCATCGGAGTCGCTAACGGTTGCCTAACCGCTCTCAAGGGTATGAGATAAAATAGGCGATGCCCCTGTAACTCAGTTGGTAGAGTGCAATACTTGTAATATTGAAGTCGCAGGTTCGAATCCTGTCGGGGGCTCAAGTGGTATAATTAGATATACAAGGAGGTCATAACTATGGCTAAAGCACAACTACCAATTGACGGTAAACTCGGAAAAGATTTTAAAGTCACATCACTAATGGGCATGAGAATTCACCCTGTAACAAAAGAAAAGAAGCACCACAATGGAACTGACATTTGGTCTTCACACGAACCATGCTGGATTGAAGCACCTTATGACGGTGTTGTTCTAGAATCAAAGAAGTCAACAAGTCCAGGCGGAGGCTTTGGAAACTACGTAATCCTTCTTCACAAGATCGGTGGCAAGCAATACACAACCCTATATGCACACATGCAGGATGGCTCTGTTAAAGTTAAGAAGGGCCAGAAGGTTGAAGCAGGAACTCCTCTAGGAAAGATGGGGACTACTGGTATGTCAACTGGAAAGCACTTGCACTGGGAACTTCGTCTAGGCAAGCAGCACATCTGGGACAAGATGGGCAAGAACTACATCGAACCAATCGCATTCTTCAAAGCACTTATTGCACAAGAGGCTGCTATTGCAACCGCAGGTGTCGTCGCTACAGACGACGACCCAGTAGCACCAGCACCAACTCACGGTGCAAAGAAGCCAGCACCAGTAAAGCCTGTGGCTGCTCCAGCAACTCCTGCCAAGCCAGCCAAGCCAGTTCTAAAGTCTACCCTAAAGGTAGGAGCAAAGAATGGTCTTGTAAAGTATTTGCAGAACGCACTAAAAGTTCCTGTAACTGGAGTATACGACCAAGCAACTGTTGCTGCTGTAAAAAAGTTACAGACCGCTAAGGGACTTAAGGCCGATGGTCTTGCAGGACCTCTGACATGGGAGCACATTAACTAAATGCCAACATACGAATACGCTTGCAGAGAATGTGAAACTATTTTGGTAGAAAAGCGAAGCATTCACGACCCATCACCAGATCACTTTTGTGACAGGTGTGGAAAGATTATGACACAGGTTGTGGGTAGCCTGGGTATTCAATTCAAGGGTAGCGGATTCTACAGAACGGATAAGTAATGGTAGAGACAAAAGAGTGGGTTCTTACTACCGCAGATCGCTGTGATGTCTGTGATGCACAGGCGTACATCAACGTCAAGGGGGTATCTGGAGAGATTATGTTTTGTGGTCATCACTACGACACTTCTAATAACGACAAACTAAAAGCATTTGCATTTGAAATCATTGATGAACGAGAACGCCTAATTGAGAACAGGCTACAGGGAGATAACTAATGCCTATTAGTTTTAAAAAGAATGTCTCTAGATTTTTTAGACATGACACAGATATCACTCGTGTTATAGAGACAAACTTTCCAGAAGGAATTAGCAACCATTTGCCATTTTGGAAAGGCCTGCACACAATAAAGGTATCCATAGATGGCGATGGCTTTAATCCAAACAAGATATCAGATCTAGAACTAAATGAAAAGACTGTGGTTAAGGGATACCTGGAAGCAGACAATGCCAAGGTTCTACATCTAATTGGTCCAAAGAAAAAGTTTATTAAAAGGATTGTGGCAAGTTATTATCACGCTGTGGCTGACGATCTTGCAGAAATTGTGTATGCTATCAACAAGTATCCAGACCTAGAACTAATAATCGACCTCACAGAAGTACGTGGAGCACTGACAACACCAGAGTGGGACTTTATTGGATACTTCCTAAAATGTTTAGACAAAGAAAAAGTAAAGTACACCCTTGTAGAATTAAAAAAGTTTGACATTGTTTACATTAACGACTTTACGCTGCTAGCGTTTCCATTTCACTCAGGTGCAAGACTTGACGTGCTTGCTGAATTCTTTAAAAAGCATGTCACCAATCCTAAAGAAGAAGCACACAAAAAAGTTTTTGTTAGCCGTGGAAAGATGAACTGGAGAGATCCGCTAAAGGATGCCGTAAACTTTTCCTACGTAGACGATAATAGGATAGACAATCATTCTGAAATTGAGCAGGTATTTAAAGACCTTGGGTTTGAAGTAGTTTATCCAGAAGACTTTAAAAATTTTCAAGAGCAGGTGGACTACTTTTATAAAGTAAAGGTCATGGCATCTCTGACCAGTTCTGGAATGGTCAATGGCGTTTTTATGCAGCCAGGTGGAACCATGATCGAATTGGTAACACCACTAATTACTCAGTCCCCTGTTGTTAGTAACGAGTACCTTAAAAACAACGGCATTGATCCAAAAGAATATGAACTAGACCTAAACACAGTTCAAGAAATTCATATGTTTTATCACAATCTCGCATTCTTTAAAGAGCACACCTACATTGGAATTCCTAACTACTTTAGAAGTTCAGACAAGGTTCGTAAGTTTATTGACGCAAACCCAGGACTAAAGGAAATGCTTCAGAAATGAACAGGGCAATAATCTTCGACCTAGACGGAGTTCTGATAGACAGCAAAGAAATTCATTTCAATGCCCTCAACCTTGCCCTAGCCAACGTAGACAAGAAGTATATTATTTCTAGAAATGATCAGGATACTACCTTCGAAGGCCTGACAACATATTCTAAACTAAATATATTAACTTATACAAGAGGGTTGCCCAGATTGCTACACAAAAATATTTGGGAAGAAAAGCAGAAGTTTTCTACTGCAATGTTTTCTAGTGTGTCTACGGATGCAGAATTAATTAATCTACTTAAATACATAAAGTCGCAGGATATCCTAATAGGCGTTGCAAGTAATAGCATTAGGGCAACACTGAATGGCTGCCTAAAGGCCTTGGGCATTAAAGATCTGATTGATCACTCACTGAGTAATGAAGACGTAAACTTTCCAAAGCCAAGTCCAGAAATATATCTAAACTGCATGACAGATCTAGGAGTTACGCCAGACAACGTAATTATATTTGAAGACAGCGAGATAGGCAGAGAGGCAGCGAGTTCGTCAAATGCCAAACTAGAGCCAATAGAAAACAGGTCTAGCCTAACGTTCGACAGGATTCAGAAAGCGGTAGAGTATTTAAATGCAAAAGATTAATATACTTATTCCAATGGCAGGTCTGGGTAGTCGCTTCGCTGAAAAGGGATACAGTAAGCCAAAGCCACTAATCGATGTTGATGGTGAGCCAATGATTAAGAAGGTCATTGATAATATTAATATTGATGGTCACTACATCTTTATTGTCCAGAAGGAACACTCTGTAAGGTATCACTTGCAAGATGTGCTAGACGAATATGTGCCAGGATGCACAATTGTTGAGATAGATGGAGTGACTGATGGTGCTGCTAGAACAACCCTACTTGCCAAAGATTTTATTGATAACGATATGCCATTGCTAATCGCCAATTCAGACCAGGTAGTTGTATGGGATAGTTCTGCGTTTACCTCTCAGATGGCCTCTGGTGACGTTATAGCACTATTCAAAGATGACAATCCCAAGTGGTCATATGCCAAGATTGATCAGGCCAGGGTAGTTGAGGTAGCGGAAAAGAAAGTTATTAGCAACAATGCAAGCGTGGGCATCTATGGCTGGTCCAAAGGCTCTGACTATGTAAAGTATGCAGAACAAATGATTGCTAAGAATATTAAAACTAACAATGAATTTTACATCTGTCCTGTCTACAACGAAGCCATAGAAGATGGTAAAATAGTAGTGCCACACTTTGTGCAGGAGATGCACGGCATTGGCACACCAGAAGACTTGGAGATCTACCTTGAGAAGAATCGCACACAGAGGGAATACGAACGGCATAACAGCCTACGAGAATCAATTATGGTATGCTCAGACCGCAATTGACAAGGGCTTTGACGTAGAGATAGATGTGTGGATGATTCGTGGAGTGCTCTGGGCAGGGCACGACTCAGCACAATACCTAATCCGTGAAAAGTTCTTGACAGATAACATTGACAAACTTTGGATTCATTGCAAAAACTTTGAAGCCCTAGACCACTTTGCTAAGTTGGGCAACTCCTACAACTACTTCTGGCATCAGGACGACGACTTTACGATGACCAGTCAAAACTTTATTTGGACATATCCAGGAAAAGAAGTTGGAGATCGATCTGTAATAGTTGACTTAGAGGGCAAAACAGAGTATAATTGTTATGCTATTTGTAGTGACTATGTCGCTAAGGAGGAACAAAATGTATGAATATTTTGTAAAAGCAGTAACCAACGTAGTAGATGGGGATACCATTGACGTTGTAATCGATCTAGGGTTTGACATTAGTTTTACTTCACGTGTTCGCTTGGCTGGTATTGATACCCCAGAATCACGTACCACAAACAAAGCCGAGAAGGCACTTGGTCTAGAGTCAAAGAAGTACCTCGCTGACCGCATCAAGGCAGCAAAGAATGTAGTTATTAAGACTGAGAAGATGGACTCATCTGAAAAGTATGGTCGCATCTTGGGATGGCTATACCTTGACGGAGAAGGTAATTCAATCAATCACGAGATGATCGAAAAGGGTTTCGCTTGGGGATATCTTGGAGACACCAAGGTAAAAGACTTTGAAGCACTTGCCAAGGCAAGAGCGAAGTCTAACAAATAATTTTACCTAAGTCATAGTATAATTAATTTGGGTGATTTTATGGAATATCTAGTTGGCTCTCTCGCCACCATCATAACTGCTCTACTGAGCAGGCTGTTCTTTAAGAAGAAAGAAACTCGCAAGGTTAGCGTAGAGATTCGGGAATCGCAAGCAATCAGATTTGAAATGATTAAAGATAGCGGTGCAATCTACGAACTGCTTCATCCAAAGGTTAAGACACAGGCAACAACGCACCACGAAAACAATCTTGTTAGGATTATCTTTGTGGAAAGCCAGGCCTACTGGATCAGAAGCAACGTCTTTTACACTGCAGACCTAGACGAAATGGGGCTTGTTGATTTTGATTCTACAAGAGCAGTTGACACAATGACCATGAGTAAGGTACAATTAGATAAGATGAGTTTTATTGTAGAAAAACTAACGGAAGGAAAATAGTATGCTCGTAGCAATTCAAGGTACAAGAACCTTTGACGATTATGCTGTTTTCCTAAGAGCAATGGGAACAGCACTTGGGAGTATTTCGGATCAGGACACAGAGTTCACAATCTATTCTGCAGGTCCAGTAAATATTAATAAGTTTGGTCTAGAGTTCTCTAACATATCCGAAAGAAGTCTTAAAGCAAGAGGCATTAAGATTAGATTTATTAAGGTTCCACCGTCTTGGTTGGAAACTAATATAAAGTCTATAGACTACTTTGCATACTTTAGCAAACCGAAGGAACCAGTATCGAAACTGGTTGACCTAGCGGATGCTAAGGATGTTGAAGTAGGAGTCTATAGATATTAATCGCACAAAACAAACAGAGCAGGGAGTGAAATGTTAATCAAATCACTTGAAACAATGGAAGATATTGTCAAGAATAACGACAGCCTTTCATGGGATGGCTGGACAGTCATTCAAACAAAAACCAGTGAAGACGGCATGATGTCTAAAGACGGAGCATTCGTTGACGGCAAGTGGATCGTACAGAAACGTTACGAGGCAACTGCTAATGGTTGGGAGATTCCAAACAAGTTAGTTGGCTAAAATGGATAAGCATGAATGGAAAGATAAAGCCGAATGCTTAGGCATGGAAACCAATGACTTCTTCGACAACTATGAAGAAGATTTGGAAGTAAGAAAAGACATTGACGCTGTCTGTGCAAGTTGTCCAGTCGCAAGACAATGCTTTGCTGTTGCTGTTTCAACCAAGGGTTGGGGAGTGGCAGGTGGAGTTTACTTTGAGAACGGAAAAATCTCAAGGGAATTCAACAAGCATCGTAATAAGCAGGACTGGGCAAAAGTTTGGGAATACCTAACGATTGACAAAGAATAATGTTATACCAGAAAGAAAACAACAATGTACACTGATGCAATGAAGATAGCATTTAGATCCTTGGACCACTACGCTCCACCAGGATTTAAGTTGCAAATTATAGATCACGATACTTTTATTACCGTTAAGGCTAGTGAGCCACAGTTTATGGGGCTACTTGACGAAGACAGGAGACGTGCTATAGAATATATGGTAAGGGTCAAAAAGGCTTTTGAGGAAAACGGAGCGATCGTGCTACTAGTACGAGAAGGGGGCAAGGAACAATGATGTATGAATATTTACTATACGGTATCCTTAGCGTCATCTTTATTTCATTTGTAATATCTACAATTGTCTTAAAGAAAAAGAATAACAAACTAACCGCAAGCATCATAACTATCTTGTTAGAAAATGCAAACAATAAGTCTGCATCTGAGGACAAGAACCTAAATACAAATGAAGGTTTTGTCAAGTTCCTATCGGACTCTCGTGACTGGGCATTTGCCTATATCGAAGAAGTTCAATCTGTGCTTGGCAAATTTATTTCTGAGGTTGGCCCAGAGATTGAGTACTACAGAAACTTTGGTCAGGCTGTTGACAGTCCGAACAATGAGTCTTTAGACAAGATCTCTAAGGCATACTCAGAACTTGAAAAAGTTTTACCCAAAGATAAGAAAAACAATGGGTAAATATAGGTCTCTAAACAGAGACAAAGGAGAATAAAATGACACCACAACTAACAGCAATGCTGGCTTCATACGGAAGATCAGTTCTATCTGCAGCAACGGCACTATACCTTGCTGGAGTAACTGATCCACTAGACCTAGTCTGGGCACTTGTAGCAGCAGTTATTCCAGTTGCTCTACGAGCAATCAATCCAAAGGACAAGGCGTTTGGTCGTGTCCCTAGTGTTGAAGAAGTAGACAAGGCACTGACAACTGCAAACGTTGCAGATGGCAAGAAACTTGCTAAGAAAGTAACCGACAAGGTTGCTCCTGCAAAGAAGCCTGCTGCAAAGAAGACTACACCAAAGAAGTAGTTAAAATAAAAAGATAGCCAGGGGAAACCCTGGCTTTTCTTTTATCTAAAAGTGTTCGTGATAAATCTTTGCCGTGTGTATGATGTAGATTTTATCATAACCAAGTTTGTGAAAGTTTTGGCAAACAACAACGGTATCGCAATCAAAATCTTTAGTCACAGGATTTATATATCCATAACGAGCACCTTGTCTAAAAGGTTCTGCACGATACAAACAAACACCATTTGACGTAGCATAGTACTTGTCGTACGGCTTTGACTTAGTATCATAAAGCCTAACTTCTTCGTGACTTGTAAACTTTGGACCCTTGCGAGTAGCCCAACTATCATAGATAGGGTGGTTGTTTACAGTAAGACCAGAAACAATATCAAAGTCTGGTTCTAGTTTTTTAAACTCTAAGATCTGCTTAATGACATTCATATCAAATCTCATGTCAGACTCAACCATCATAATGTAGTCAGCCCTATTTAAAAAGTCTTTAGCCTCTATGGCTTTGTTTCTGGCAATAGAAAGGTTTTTAACCCTATCCTTTGACTTGACTGACCCATAGTTCTGTGTTCTAAGGGTCTCGGTAATAAAAGAAAAGTCTGAAAAGAATGACCAGTCCATTGCTGCAATCATTCTGGGGGTACCGTCATTAGAGTCATTCTCATAGATTGACAAGATAAACTCATATTCTGGGAAGGTCTTTACCATTTCCTTCAACTGGGCGTGATATCTTTTGAGATACTGAGATTCATTTCGAATAACAGAATACACGAAAACAACTGGCTTAGACATAAAATCCTTTTCTACTTACAACAATTATAGCATGTACAGGAGAATCTTCACATTTCATGCTATAATATAGGTATGCCATATAAAGTAGGAAAAAAGGGATCATACGGATGCGAGGGTTACCCTGCCCTAAAAGATGACGGAACCGTAATGGGTTGCCACGCAACCGCTAAAGAAGCAGCAGGACAAATCTATGCAATCAATCGCTCTGAAGGAAACATTGGCAAGGCCATGGTTTCGGTTGGCGATTTTGTTATTGCAAACTGCGATGATGAGATTTACATTGGTCGTGTAGAACACGTAATGGCCGAAGGTTCTGTAGGAATTCCAGGATCGGAATACTACATGGAAGCCACAGCAGACACTCCAGCAGTCGTAGTTCGCACACTAGAGTTTGAGTCAGATGGTGGCTACTGGGAAGAAACCAGTTACCTAGTTAACGTAAGTTCTGACGAAGTTGTTGCAATTGCACCACTACCACTAGACGCAGAAGCAATCCTTGTTGACGGAGAACTGGTTCCAGAGATGATGGACAAGGCTGATGGATGCTGCCCAGAAGAAACACTTACAAAGGCAGATCCATGCTGGGAGGGCTATACTCAACGTGGCATGAAGCCAGGAGAAAATGGAAGAATGGTTCCTAACTGTGTTCCAGTTGAAAAGGCCGATGACATGTTTGAAGATGACGATGACGTTGTCTATGAAACAGATTCAGTTGAAAAGGCTGAGGGATACTCTCCACCAGCAGGTGCACGTGCAGCAGCAAGACGTGCAATTAAATTTAAAGAAGATGGCAAGGCCACAGGTGCAGGAACAGCGGTAGGTTGGACAAGAGCAGGACAACTCGCAAGAGGAGAGACTCTATCACTCAGCACCGTTAAGCGTATGTATTCATACTTCTCACGTCACGAAGTAGACAAGAAGGGTAAGGACTGGGGCAACCAGGCTAACCCATCAAACGGATACATCATGTGGCTTGCATGGGGCGGAGACGCAGGATTCTCTTGGTCACGCAACATTGTAAGACGTGAAATGGACAAGGCTCTATTCTCTAACTTGGGTAAAGATTACACAAAGCCAGTTGGTCTTCCAAATCTCTGGAAAGACTAGTAATGAAGAAAGCATTAATTACTGGCATTACTGGCCAAGATGGTTCCTACTTAGCAGAACTTCTACTTAACATTGGCTACCAGGTTCACGGTATCGTAAGACGATCATCAACAGACAACCTAGTTAGGCTTAAAGATATCCTGCACAATGATAACCTATTCCTTCACCAAGGCGACCTGACAGATTCTGCATCTATCACAAACCTAATTAAGTTGGTTGAGCCAGATGAGATTTATAATCTTGGTGCACAGAGCCACGTGCAGGTATCGTTTGACACAGCAGAATTTACAGCAGACACAGACGCTCTTGGTGCACTACGCATCCTTGAAGCAATTAGAGTGCTAGGGCTAAAAGACAAGACTCGCTTCTACCAGGCCTCTACCTCTGAGATGTTTGGCAAGGTACAAGAAGTGCCTCAAAAGGAAACCACTCCGTTCTACCCAAGATCTCCATATGGTGTAGCAAAACTATACGCACACTGGATTACAAAGAACTATCGTGAATCTTATGGCATGTTTGCTACCAGTGGAATTCTGTTTAACCACGAGTCACCTAAGCGTGGTGCTAATTTTGTAACAAGCAAGATTGTTTTGTCTCTTAATGCTATTAAGAATTACAAGATGGATACCCTTGAACTTGGCAACCTGGATGCACTTCGTGACTGGGGACACGCTAAAGACTTCGTATACGCCATGTGGCTAATTCTACAGGCAGAGCAGCCAGACGATTACGTTATTGCAACAGGAGAACAACACTCGGTTCGTGAGTTCGTAGAGATTGCTGCTAAATACTACGGCTTTGACATTGAGTGGCAGGGTACAGGAGTAGACGAGATCGGTATCGACAAGAACACAGGCAGAACCATCGTAAAGGTAAACCATAAGTTCTTTAGACCAGCAGAAGTAGAGACCCTTCTAGGCGATCCTAGCAAGGCTGTTAATGATCTTGGATGGTTCCGCAAGCGTTCGTTTGCTGACCTTGTAGAAGACATGTGCGAGAATGCACCAAAGATCTTCCCAAATTATTCAGCAGAATAACTTGACTCTAAGCCATATCCTTGGTACAATTGATGTCTAAGGTCCCATAGTTTATCGGTTAGAACGTCGCCCTTTCACGGCGGTAGGAGGGGTTCGATTCCCCTTGGGACTGCAAAATCCCCTTTGGTGTAATTGGCAACACTACGGTTTTTGGTGCCGTCATTCTTAGTTCGAATCTAGGTGGGGGAGCGATAGGAGAGCAATGAACAAACCAGACTGGGCAGATCGCCTACAGAGAACATTTAAAAAGAAGTATCAACAGGGATTTGATGAAGGATATTCTAAGGGTTATGGCGAAGGATTCACGACTGGATCTAAAAAGGCTGTCAATGAATCAAGAAAAGTCTTTGTAAAAAGAATACAAAAGGAATTGACTTCCTTGCCAGAAAATGGTAAACTTGAGTATAGAAAAGGCCTACAGGCAGCAATCGAACTAATTAACAGGAGAAAGTAATGCACGAGCATGAACACGAGGGCGAGAGCCTTTTTGACACAATCATTGAAATTACATTTGGCGTAGAACATATGGTATCAGAGTTTTTCTGGAATGCCGTATTCGTTTTGGTAGGCTTTGCTATATCAAAGGCGGTAGCACTACGCAAGATCCACAAGTATATTGATGACAAGCACGGTGTAAAGCACCAAGAAAGCGAGTACTAAAATGATTAAACCTTTAGAAGATAAGGTAGTCGTAAAACCAATTGAAGAAGCAGAGAAGACATCTGCGTCTGGTCTTATCATTACAAAGATAGAAAAAGAAAAGCCAACTGAGGGTATTGTTGTTGCCGTTGGTTCTGGTGCAACGTTCGCTGATGGAACAAAGATGACCATTGACCTACAGGTTGGGGATAAGGTTATCTATTCTAAGTATAGCGGTACAGAAATTGAGCACCAAAACGAGAACCTCGTAATCCTTCCATACCGTGACATCTTTGCGGTGATTACAAATGATTAGCATTGAACTAGACAACCTAACACCAGAGCAAGAGATTGTTGTTGCATCTCTAGTTCGTGAGGGTATGCTAACCGCATACGACAAAGTAATATCTGTATTCGTTAAAGAGTTTAATGAGACAGCAACAGAAGATCCACACTTCTCTTACTACGTAAAGCACGTTATCAAAGTGGTTCAGGAACTTGCTGAAGAAGCCAAATCAATCTAATAGGAATGTTATTTAAATGATCATCGGACTTAGCGGATATGCACAGACTGGCAAGGATACAGTTGCTAACTATCTTATTAGTAATTATGGATATAAGCGTGTAGCGTTTGCAGATCCCATTCGCAAAGCCCTATATAGACTGAATCCAATTGTCTCTCTTGGAGAGTTTGCAGGAGTGCACCTGGCACAGGCAGTTGACGGACTAGGTTGGGAAGAGGTAAAGCAAGCGTCTCCAGAGGCTCGTAGGCTGCTTCAGGTAATGGGCACAGAGGTAGGCCGTGAAATGTTTGGGGATGACTTCTGGGTTAACCAGGCCATGCGTGGAGTATCTAAATTCGACAAGATCGTCTTTACTGACGTTAGATATCCCAATGAATACAAGGCTATCAAGTTGCAAGAAGGCCGTATGATAAGACTAACTAAACCATCAGTGATTGCTGTCAATGACCACTCGTCTGAAAGTGCCCTTGACAACCATGGATTTGACGGTATAATAGTTAATGATGGTTCCATAGAAGAACTTCACAGGAGCATCGACCTATTTATGAAGGAATTATGATGGCAGTTACTAGCGTTAAAATTGGACCACAAATATTTGAGATTGAGTTCCGCTCAACTCGTGAAGACGGAATGTTAAATGACAACACATACGGATACACTCTTGATCAGGGCAACTTAATTGTTGTAGCATCTGACATTAGTGAAGATAAGCAGAAGGTAACTCTCGTTCACGAGATACTACACTGTGCTCGTATGGTTCTTGAGGGTTCTACGAAACCAAAGAAGAAAGCAGAATACGATGAATGGGAACACCACTTCATTGGTATTTATGAAAATGCTTTCATTATGATTATGCAAGACAACCCAGACCTAGTCAAGTGGTTAGTAAAATAGTTTACCACGAAAGGGTATACAATGAGTTATAAAGAAGACATCCTTCGCCTAAGAGCAGAAGGAAAAAGTTATGGAGAGATCAGCAATGAGTTGGGCTGCTCTAAGGGAACAGTAGCATACTACCTTAAGGGCGGTACAGAGGATATTGTTCTCATGGATACATTTAAGGACCCAGAGTTTTACAACAAGGTTCTAACTTACATAGACAACTTTAAAGAAAAGCGTCCATGTATTTCCTGTGGGTCATACTTTCACAAGAGCCAATTAGATCCTCGTGATAACGAAGATGTCATTAAAATTGCTGAATCAGTATTTGACAAGAAGTCTTTTGAAGATGCAAAGAGACGCATATCTCAACTAAAGTTTATTTGTGCTAACTGTGGTCGCCTTCGCCAGTTTAAGATAGAGAGCAAGGGTAATTAATTACCAAGCCTCTGTAACTCAGTGGATAGAGTAGGAGCCTTCTAATCTCTTAGTCGTAGGTTCGATTCCTACCAGGGGCACTTATTTTTCGTATCGTGATGGCTCTGGAAACTGGGCATTTAGAAAGTCTTTCATCTTTATAAAAGACACATCGTGAGAAGACAAGAACGGCAAGTCGCCATTTATATAATCGTAAGACGATACAAACGTTCTATCTAGGCCATCATAGTTCTTGACATCCCTAGGTAATTCTATGGCATCTGTCACAAACTTGTTCCCATACAAAGATCTTTCTAAAATTCTGTTATCAATAATACTATTTAGTTTGTTTCTGTTCATAGGCATTGGGACATGCACTTCATAGTTCAGCGGATTATTATAGCCAAGAGATACAAGGTATCTATCTACATCAACGATCTTCCTGTGGTATGTACCAACCTTTTTGCCAGTAGATATCTTGTTGGCCAGGGTGCCAGAGTAGTAGGGCTTTAGTTCTGGCATATGACTAACTATATAGATATCGTCATGCATAAACACAAAGTCTTCCGATATCCTGCTTGTATTGCAAACAACCTTAAGAGCCTTGCGAATGTTATCAAACTTATTAGATGTATCAGGCACAGGAATAAAGTCTCCGACATACCAGTCAGGCTTGTATCCCACAACCCACACACGGCTCTCTGGCAGGTTTTTAACTACCGATCGTAGCGAATACCGCAGTTCTTCGTTCTGGCCTCTACGGCAGATATAAACTATGTCCATTGGTTGCCAGACTACGATGCAGCAATGTAGGTACCATTAACATAAATTTTGCTAATGGTTGATAGTGTTACTGGAGTACCCTGAATAAACAGATCTTCTCTAATTGGAGAGTTGGCACCACCACTTTGCTTAAGGTAGTGCAAGTCTAGCACATCAGTAACTCCTGCTGTATCGGCATTAAGAATTGTGTGACCAGTTCCAACATCTGGGTCTACGTTTGGATCAGCCCAAATCCAACCAGAGAAGTGGTTGAAGCCAAACTGCGGAGTAAACGGTAGTTGAAGTTTGTATTGACCAGTTCCAAAATTTGTCACGGTAGATAGGTTAACCTCAATAACAAAACTAACTAGTTTGCCTGCCTTAACATAGTATGAATTATAGGTAGGGTGTGTTGCACCTGTTCCAGTAAATGTTAAACCAGTTGCAGTAAATGTTGGTGTGTATCTTGTCGAAGTTTCTAGACCAGAAGTTCCGCTTGCACCATCAGCACCTGGGGCACCTTGAGGACCTGCAATTGAAATAGATAGTGTAACAAAGTCTTCATTACTTATTGATCCATAGGTACTAACCAGCGTTACGTTAAAGATTACATAACTTCCGTCTTCAGTTTCATTTGTAACTGTGCCATCTACGCAGGAAACTATTTCAAAAGTTGCATACGATGAAGGATCACTTTGTGAAGTTACAGATAAATAGCCATCCTGAATGCTTAAAAATAAGTTATGCAGAGTTGTGTTTATTCCGTAAGGGTTATCATCTACTCTAATCTGTGTAGATGAAGTAAAAGGGTCAGCATTAAAGTTTAAGTAGTCATTTCCAGGGTCAGCGTCTGATACGCTTGTGCCTACTTTGTATGTCCAAGACAGTGCACTAATTCCACGCTCACCATCAGCACCATCAGCACCATCAGCACCATCAGCACCGTCTGCTCCGTCAGCACCCTTTGCTGCAAGTAGATCCCAATAGGTGTTTCCAACACCAGGAGCATACCCAGCAGATGTGTAAACATTTCTGTACCACAATTGTCCATCATATGTAACAACTGCTCCAGCACCGTAAATTGTGCCTCCGTTATATTCTCCAAGATAATCCCAAAGTGCATCGGCACCATCGGCACCATCTTCTCCGTCTGCTCCGTCTGCTCCGTCTGCCCCATCGGCACCTGCTGGTAAATCAAAGTGTTCATTGTCGTCAATAACCCAACCAGTTGCAGAGTTTGGATCTTCACGAACTACATAAATTTTATTTGGGTCGGTGTTGTCTTTTACAAAAGCCCACCAGTCCCCTTCAGCCAGGCCTACTGGACCACCTTGATACACTGCAAGAAATTCAGTTACGCTATTCCATGTGCCAAGAAATAAAGAGTCTAGACCATCAGAGCCGTCAGCACCTGGTTCTCCCTGTGGCCCTGTACCTTCGCCACCACCAACACTGCCAGTAAATCTAGCCATTAGTTGCCATTCTCCAAATTAGTTTTAAGGACAGCAACTTGCGTTCCATTGGTGCCACTAATTGCATACAGTGCATCTCTTCCTGGAAGTTCAAATGAGATTGCGTTACCAGCAAGTAGTCGGTAGCCATAGTTGGATGAAGTAACACCTTCTCCACCGATATAAACGGTAGCAGAAGCGTGTACGTTTTGTACAGTAACGTCCATTCCAGAGTGAAGCCCTAATGGTGTGAGTCTGGTAGCAGTAGAGTTGCTAAGGGTAGTGAGTGAGTGAGTAGTCATAAGACTATTATACATTATTATTCAGCAAGAAGTTGGTAAGCCCAGTTTAAAACGTCAAGGGCGATCTGGTCATTAGCCATATCTTTTTGTGCCAGAAGGGCACGGAACTTTTCAAAGAAGAGGATTCTCTGGTATCCCATAGACAGATCAAATATCTGCTCACCAGCAGGGCCAACAACATTAATTAATCTAGTTAGTTCTTGTAGAATTTCTTCAGAATCCATCTTATAATTATACCAGCCTATGTTATAATTGATGTATGAATAATTGTACACTTTGTAATGGTGAATTGGTAAACGTAATTTATGGCTACCCAACACCTGCCCTAATTGAAATGGCTAAGACTGAAGGCATTGTCTTGGGGGGTATCCCAACAGGATTCAGGCCTACCCACTACTGTCATGCGTGTCAAGAACAGTTTCCTCGCCAGGAAATTCTATTTTCAGATCCTGAGTAGTTCTCTCTAAATAAGGGTAGACATTGCCTCACATCATTGGTATAATAGAACAATGAATAAAACACAAATAACCCTAGCCCTTTCGGCCATCCTCGCCCTATCAGTATCTGGTAGTTCTGTTGCTGACACAAACGATACTGCAACCACTGTAACCGTACAGGCTGCTCCACCAGAGTTCAAGCCCAAGGCCACAGTCAAGAAGCCTGAGGTTAAGAAAAGGCTGTCTGCAGTGGAACTAAAGAATCTTTTGCACAAGGTAGGCTTTCGTGGCAAGGACCTCGTAGAAGCGTGGGGTACTGCAATGAAAGAATCAACAGGCAGGCCATTCGCACACAATCGTAATAGCAACACAGGAGATAACTCATACGGTCTATTCCAGATCAATATGATTGGTTCACTAGGACCTGCAAGACTAAAGCAGTTTGACCTAGAGAACAACAAAGACCTGTTTGACCCATACACCAACGCCAAGATCGCATTTGAAATGTCTAACGGTGGCAAGGACTGGTCAGCATGGCACGGCCTCACCGAGAACACAAAGTCTTGGATGAAGAAGTTCCCACACTAAGGAGTATCATGGACATCAATAACCTAGTAAACATGCGTCTATCTGACTTTGAGCAGATCGGCAAGGTAGAATATAACAAAGGCTTTAAGGCTGCACTGGAGACAGTAATTAAACTATTAGACAAGCAGATATGCGAAGACTACATGGCTGACAATGCCTGTGACCACGATGGCTGCAGTAAGTTCTCGCAGTTGGCTGATGGCATTTCGGGCGTAAAAAATAACATCGCATAAAGTTCGGCGGTAAATAAGAGAAACATAGCCTTGACACAAGGCCTATTCTCCTGTATACTGGACATATCCAAATATCCCACAATAAGGAGCATAATGCTTGTAGAACTAAAAACTGAAGGCTTTTCTGCCGTCGTACCCTATCTCCAGACACTTCCTGCCATGCTCGTAATGTCTGTATCCGCAACCAATAACCCAGCAGTCCAGATGAAAAGGACTATGGAACTTCTAAGGGACAACATTGCACCCGATCTTGTTGATGAATTTGAGCAACTAAACTCTATCCAGATGCAAGATCTTTTGCAGCAATGGCTTGACAACGCCCTTGTATAAGGGTATAATTAATATATAAAGTTTCCGTTAAACAAAGGACAAACATGCAAACTTTTCTACCATACAAATCATTTGTTAATACAGCCCGAACTCTAGACAATAAGCGACTCAATAAGCAGATTCTAGAGTGCTACCAGATCCTCAAGGTTATCTCGTCAAACGACCCACACGCTGGATGGCGTAACCATCCTGCTGTTAAGATGTGGCGTGGCTACGAGAAGTCACTATGGAACTACACTATGTGTATGGTAGATGAAGCGGTTATCCGTGGCATCAGGACAGATGGGAATATGCGAAACTTGTTAGCCCTACGTGATGAAGTAGGACACACATGGGCTTCTGGAGATCCTAAGTGGATGGACGACAAGACCATCATGGCACGTGTCACAACCACACACAAGGCTAACCTATATCGCAAAGACCCAGAGCAGTACTTTGACTTTGCAGATGCCGTCGAATCTAAGAACAATCTACCCTGCTGCGACAGATGCCAGTACTATTGGGTAACACACAAGGAGACCGTATGAAACTAATTATCGCAAAGGCTGTGTACTATTCTAGCCTAGTGCTTCTGACCGCTGGTCTGATTACTGGGGTTGTCCTAGTCTTCTACTGGCTACTATCTAATCCACTAGCATTCCAGTTGTTTGTATCGCTGATCGGACTTGGCCTAGGCTTTATCGCTGTCGGTCTTGCATATGGTTGGTCGGAGAAATATCTGGAAAAAAAGAAGGCCTATCGTAATGATTAAAGTAGAGAGTGATATGCTCGTATTGGATTCGTCTTTCAGTAAGCAAGATGTCTTGGCTATTAATGAGTTTGTAGAGATTGCCAAGAAGCAAGAACGTGACCGAATGATCAATCTAATTGAACGTCGAATTTGTTTTGATGCCCTAGAGGATGCCGATGGGCGTTGCTTGCATCACGGTGGCAAGTGCTACGACCTACGACAACTGATTAAGGGAGAGAAATGATTAGAGACTATTGGGAATCGTTCAGAGAATGGCTAGCGTTCAGTATTTATCCAGAGTTTAACTTCTATAACAAGGTAAGTAAGGTTATGGGAGAATTGAACGAGAACGACAGAATTGTTGAACTCATTGAACAGTCTGCTTTTAAGAACAAGAAGGCCATCATAGACTTGATTGAAACTAAGTTCACACCATTGAACGATGTTATAGAGAGACTAGACGACGCTTCTGAGGATCGAAAATCTTAGGCTTTTTCTTAGAAGCCTTTCCGTTCTGACGGTCTGAGTTGCGAGAACCTTTAACTTTATTTTTCATATAGAAAGTATACCACAAATGACACTAACAAAAAACGAAGACGGAACATACACCTGTAACGAATGCCTATTCGTATTTGGTCAGGGTACGCTAAGTAAACTTGGCGATGGGTTCGGAGAGTATCACACAAGACTACATGCCATCGTAATGACTAATAAGGAAAACAACGTTCCTGAACGATTTAGAGATATAAGCAACGGAGAATAATGAAACTGCCAAAGATATTCAAATGGCGATTACGCCTAGTCCAGCAAGGGTATGACCTTGGCTGGGAACACGGCTATGAAGCAGGTATGGAAGAAAACCAGAAGCAAATCATAGACCTATTGAACAAGCACATTCACGATGTTGACTGGCTCAAGGAAGATCCATACACACGTAAGGAACTTGTAGAGGTAGTCAAAGAACACGCAAGAGACAAAGAGCCAGTAGGATGGGAGAAGTAATGGAGCCAAGAGATCCAGGGTACAGTATCTTCAAAGGTACAAAGCCAGAACCAAAGGTAGTATACGAACTACCAGATGGAACAACAACTATCTGGCTTAGTGAATACATTGATGCTATGGTACAGGCAGAGCAAGATCGCATTGTCAAACTGTTAGAACAATACAACACGTGTGCTAATGAGTTGGGGCATGAGTACGTTCCAGATTGCTATTGTGAGGCCATCGCTCTTATCAAGGGTGAGATATGAGAGAAGTGTCTCCTATTGCCTATGTAGTGGCAGTTACCTATATTGCTACGTTTATATACCTGATACTCATCTGGAACAAGGATGACAGGAAGAAGCGTTAAAATTTTCGGGGAATTTAAAGTGTGCTTCGTAATCCCTAGTATAAGATATAATTAATACATGAAAGACAAATACAAGTATATGATCTTCCCAGATAGAACCTATGTCCTCACATATGAGTTTGGCTCAGTAGAAATAACAGGTGAGGATATCCTTGCTATGTTTCGTAGAGGTGCACATCTTGATATGATATTTGATGAGTTATCAACAGATAATGACTATCTTGACATAGGCGAATTGTAAGCATAGACCCCCATTTTTACACAAAGTTATGGCTACGCCTAGGTCTGTTTTACACAGACTTATCCACAGAAATAGCAAAGTTATCCACAGATAGATCTTACTGTTGATAATGGGAATTGTCACCAAGAGATATAAAATATTTATGTATGGGTAATAGAGCACATGTATCTTAAGCCTCTTAATCATTTTTCCCCCAAATCCCCCTATACCACACATATCCACCTTTGTCAAGTATGCATACTATGCCCAATTTGTCAAGTATTTTGCCAAATATTTTTTATAAAAATGTGACAGATTTGGGCAAAAATATATATCTTTCGTAATCTTTTTTATGATAATATGATAACTTTCTGGGATTTTTTACAAAGGGTTCTTAATGTATTTATACTAGGGGGAATTGTATCAAGAGATGTTATCCATACCCTGGCTCTGCCAGCCCTTCGGGGGTATTTAAAGAAGGATCGTAATATCCCTATAGGTATATATACTATACTAGGGACATATGCCTGATACCCATCTATAACAAATAGGTTATATAAAGATATGCATGATTTGGGGATATTTGTTATAGGATCGTAATGAAACTTTCTGGGATTTTTTGGAGATGATCGTAATACAATTGTTATATGGGGCTATTGACAAATGTTTGCAAAGGTGGTCGGCCACACTTTCCCCCAAATGTCAACCATCTAGGGGATCGTGGGATAACCGTTACTTGTTGTCTTCTGCCAAGCCTAACATCTCGTCAAGGTTTTCGAAACCCTCGTCTTCGATTGCTAGTCCTGCTACTAACAACTCAAATGTTTCATTGATGAAGTTAGTTGCGATTGGAGTTGCTTCTACAATACCTTCCGCAATTGCGTAAGCAAGTGGCAAACCTAAATCATTGTAGACGATGAAGTCTTTGAACTCGTCATCTGCTTTGTAGTTTAGCCACAGGTCGCTAAGTATTTCACACTTAGTCAAAAAGGGTGTAGGTGAAGTTGCTTCGGTCATTCATTTTCTCTTTCTCGTAGTCCATTGCTTCTGCGATAATCTGTAATCTCATTGTCGAAACATTCGGTGCTAACTTGGCTAAGTAAATCCCAACCAAATCTAAATCCAAACGAACATCTGCGACTATCTTTGATAATTGCTCTGCTATCTTTTCTTCTTGTGTTTTGTGTTTTCTCATTATGTTCCTATTCAGTTATACTTTCCAATTGTATCAAAAATGTGGGGGAAAGTCAATAGCAAGAAAGAAACTACTGACCTTCCCCCTGTGTAGTACGATAGGCAACCCCTCACCTATTTTCGTACTACGGTCCCTAGGAGTAATCTCAACTAGGGAAGTTTATCTACCCTGGCATACATCTCCTGGGTACCTATCTCGGGTAGGCCTCCAATGTATTCCTTCAGGATAGTTGGAATAGTCTTGGCAATGTTATAGAAGGATTCTAGGCCAATGAAGAAGTCGCTACCCCAAAAGTCTATAGGGAAGTCTGGCTTCAACATGCGAGTCTCAGACAGGTCCAACGAGATCGAATCAAGGTAGTAGCGTGTGGTCCTACCGTCCTCATACTCAACGTATGCTGATGCCTGCACCTTGTACAGGTCATCCTCCTCTTGAACATCTTCGTCTGGTAGGAACAGGTTAAGGTCATACTCTGCATAGGTTACGTTATCCGACAATGTCCTCGTTGTCCTCTCCATAGATTTGCTTTAGGTCTTCTACTGTGTCGCAAGAAATGTTGACTAAACCTTCGTTGCACTCTTCACAGTCAGGGTCATAGCCATCCGAGTATTCCAAGATACCATCCTGAACACGCTCTACGCAGTCGCACTCACGCCAAGCCCAAGTAGGAATTTCAGTCCATTCGTCATCCCACGGCTTCTCGGTAATGTAGTAGTTGATACGATTGACGAAGTGCCAACCTGCGACAATGTAAGTTCCGCTATCGCCATCCACCTCTGTCCAAATGTGGTGGTTGTCTTGCAGTTTGACATACTCAACTTCCTCACCATAAGTTTCGTAGTGAAGTGTGTCGCCATCATCAAGTAGATGATTAGTCATTGGCTTGAAGTTATCTACCCAGTAATCGTAGGTCATAAATTTAGACATTAGGGTTCTCTCTCTTAGAAGTGGAAATCTACATATACAAGATACCAGTTTTTGTCGCCTTTGTCAATACTTTCTAGCATAAACTTTTGACTGACTGACTGGCTGTGCATATCGAAGAAGTATGAGTTGTAGTTCCATTTACCTTGCAACATATCAATCATCATACTGAGGTCGTATAGGTCTAGTGAGTAGTCTGTGCTACCGTCATAACTATCTAACTTAGCATTGATGTCTACCGCTCTCTCTTCGTAGTATTTGCGGTAGCGATTGAACTCATCTACACGAGACTGCATAGCCACAGCAATCTCACTAATAAACTTATCAGGCTCTTGCTCATATGAGATAGTCATGGCGTTGTCGTCTTGGTATTGGCTATCGGGATTAGGGTTCCACCTGCCACCACCTGCTACGAACCAGTCATACCAAGCATGGGATGAATAGTCGTTGTTACCCATTTCTTGTTCTAGGGTGTCCTTTACTCTTGCAAAGGCTTCCTCTTTGCTATCTGCCTGAACGGCAATCATTTGCAATACATGCATTAGGGTTTCTTTCTCTTAGGGTTATGTATCTATTTTACAGGATTAGGCGGTAGGTGTCAAGGCTTTCCAAGCATTTAGATAAGCCTCTTCGCTAGGAAGTTCATCAAACTTGAAAGTGATCGTGTCACCATTGAACCAAGAGATGAACTCTCGTGTCTGGTAGTTTAGCGTGTATACACCTTCGCAGAATAGACCGTCATTCTCAAATGAACTCTCGTCTGATAGTTCAACATACTCATTAGAATAAACAATGACCTTTAGGATATCCGTAGCGGTGTCTCTAGAGATACTTGGAAAGGCAATGCTAAGACCATTCATACCATTGCGAAGTTCTTCGAAGTCAGTTAGGTTCTCATACCTGAAGTAGAGGGTGTCAATTTGCTTCTGGTCAATCCAACGGCACTTAGCCAATGACTTCTCAATTGTCTCAAGCATACCGTATTCAGAGATAAAGGCAAGCATAGACTTGCCCTGACCATCTGGGTATCCATCCCATTGACCATACTGTGCTACTCGGAGTGTTCCGTCTTTATCAATTACTTTAGTTAGGTTGCGTGTTCCCATTATGGGCCTTTCTGTTAGGGTTATATATAATTATCTCAAAATCTGGGGAATTTGTCAAGTGTTTCTTAATGCTAATTTCTGAATACGTTGTAGCCACTCATGCCAATGAGATCCACAGCATATCTCTGGGCCTTCATCCAGGCTGTCTCTCCAAAGAAGTACTTAGGCTTACCACCCGAGGGTACTACTTTGTAATAGTCATAGAAGTTGTCAGCCTCATAGACAGCAATACCACTGGTGTGGAAGAAACGTGTCCATGATGTTACTTCAGATACTTTAGGTTTCTTGTCTGCATATACTTGCATGTTATTCTTTCTCTAGGGTTTATGTATCTATTATCCCACAGAAACTGGGGAATGTCAATAGGGATCGTAAAGATTTTGGGAAAATTATCTAGATCATCGTAATGCGATTTGATCATTGCTTGTATTATGTAAGGTGGGTCGGCCCCCCTTTCGGGGACCCTACCTAGAGGAATTCAATCGGGTCTCGGTCTTGGAAGATTTCCTCAAAGTCAGCAAATGAATACTGCTCGGGGTTTGCGTAGTAGTCTTCCAACGCTTGACGAATCTCTTGTGCTTGCTCATCCATTAGTCTTCCTCGTCAATCAAATCGTAGTCAATGCTATCCCAAGTTGCGTTTGGGGTTTCTACCTGACCTAGCAGGTCTAACATATCGTTTAGTTGCTCTTCTGCTTTGGCTTCATTCTTGGCAGATATCTCGGCGGTGAATGAAACTGTGTATGTGTATCTTGCCATTAGTCTTCCTCTTCCTCATCTTCATCTTCCATTACCGCTTCGACATCAACAGAGTAAACTCCGTCATAGCCTAGTTCCTCTCCCCAAGCGGAGAATGCCATTTGCTCTGCTTCATCTTCGCTGTTCGCTTCAAGGTAGCCAGAGAAGTCCACACGAACCTCAACATAGTATTGTGCCATTATTCCTCTTCCTCTAGTTCTTCAATTATACTTCTAGCCTCTGACATCCAAGCCCTGAAGAATTGTGATGACTCATCACCGAATGAATCATTGTTCATTAGGTAGTTAGAGATTTGATCAAATTCATCTGCAAAGTATGGCGTGTATTCCTGAACCATATACTGAAATACAATTGGTTCATCTAGTTTGTGATTGCGTTGTAGTTGGTCAATCAATTGTGCTACCGTTGACATTAGAGTGCCTCGCTTCCGTAAGTTTCAAATTCCTCTTCGAACAAATCCCAGTCGCCATTCTCTTCTGCTTCTGCGATTGCTTCGTCAAGGTTCGTTGCCATAATTGTCTGCGTAAAGTAAGTGGTGTATCTCTTGACTACTACAAATTCTTTCATCAGTATTCCTCGTCTTCATCTAGTGGTTGAAACATTATTGATGCTTTGATTAGTGTGTCATATTCCCAAGTGCGAATTACTTCCCACATCTGCGGTGTTAGTTTGTCTAGGTTCACTTGTATTTCCTCTTCCTGATTATTCTCTTGACCCAATTGTCGTTTGCCATTGCTTCTATTCTGTCTAGTTTATCAATGACCTCTGACATTATGTCCTTGACATACCATTCGTCTACATTGCCGTCTAGGTTCATCCACTCGGTATGTAGTTCAGCACTTGCCATACCAGCATACTTAGCAATCCTTTTATGCTTCTTCATTGCTCTCCAAAATATCTACAACCTGTTTATACAAAGTTCCAATCGCAATCCTGTCAAAGACAGACATTGGGTTATCGCTATCTAGCAACTCGCCCAAGTATCCCGACAACACTTCTGCGTGGTCATCACTAATAAAAACATTCTTATTCATCTTCTTCTCCAATTGGGTCGTGTCCTTCCAAAATGATGTAAGCATTACGCAAGCCGTAGTAATACCCTTCGGCTTCGCCACGCTCAATAGACAAGATAGCGTCTGAATAACCTTCATCTTCTTCTTGCTTTGCGATTTCTTCCCAAGCGGTCTTGGCTTCTTTGATTTTCTCTAATAGTTCTTTCATAGTGTCTATTGTATCCTTACCCACCGACATTGATTAGTCGGTCTTTGCCAATAACGAAGTTGTGCTCGTTGCGTAGTATCAGGTCAATTGTGGCCTGGCGTTCCTCAAGGGTAGCGATAGCGGTCTCTAGTCCCTTGTATTCCTCAATGTATTCTGCGATTACATCTTCATTTACATAGTCATTCATTTGTTTGCTCCTAGTTGGTATCCGTAGTCAAAGGCATTGCGACAAGTCTGGCAAAATTGTAGTTCATCTGTTTCGTCTGTTTCATAACCACAGTTTTTGCAATTACTCATTAGCCATTACCTCTCTTAGTTGTTCGTCTGTTAGTGATTCAATTGTATCAAGACCCTCTGACACGATAAGTTCGATCAGTCTGCGGTATTCATCAATACCATTACTCATCTAATACCTCCACATTTATCCAATCCCAAAAACGCACAGACCCATCTGTAAGCATTTCATAGAACTCGTCTTTGACCAACTCAATTAGTTCGTCAGGTGTCCTGTGGTTTTCTGCTAACTCATCTTCGTCAAGCATGTCGAAGTCTGATTCAAGCAGACCATTCTCGTCAGGGTAGATTGCATATTCAATTACTGCTCTGTATACCTTAGCCATTATTCTCCTTTATATAAACAATGTCGCCTGTGTCTTCGTTGTATTGCATCTCACAACCATCGGGACAATACTCGCCATTGCCCTCACAGATTGAACAGAATGAATTACAATCGAAACTGCCCTCATGGTTGGGGCATTCTAAGTGTTCGTGTGTGCATATCATAGTGTCCATTATAGGACTACCCACTGACATTGGCACAATCAAGGCAGCCAAAGAATTCCAACAATGCGTCTGCTGGATTATCGCTGGTAAGGTCGCAGGTATTACATTTGTAAATAGTCTTGTTAGTCAAGTTCATCAACTCCATAGATAGTAGGGATTAGGTTGCTTGGAACGCCAAGCATTCTTAGGACACTCTGGCTTCGTTCGATACAGCCTTGTAGATAATCTCCAAAGCCATCAATGTCGCTTTCGTGTTCGATTTGTCGGGGTATCATATCTTCGATATCAGCAATAAGGTATGCGATAATCTCTTCATTAGTTTTCTTCATACCCACTATTATACAGACACCCACCGACATTGTAAAGATTCGGGAGATTTTAAAAGATCTTCGTAATCGGTTTACAAGACTAACAATATTATGTAAGATTGGGTCGGCCACCTTCGATCAACTTTGTCAATAGAAAAACCCCTACCGTTTCCAGTAGGGGCTAATCTATTTTTATGCTACGCCATTACGCTTTGCACAATTTTCATCAAGCGGTTTTTCTCTGCGTTGATTACAGGGTCAAAACCACTTGCACTTGCATAAATGCTTTCGTTGTTTCCACCACGAGCATTGCGATACCAATCCAAACGCTCTGTTAGTGCATTGAACGCACCCCAAGCAGTTCCGCTAATTGTGTTGTTGTATTGTCCAACATAAATGTCGTGCAACAAATCAATCTTGCCTGTGTGCTTCTTGATTGAACCCTTAGCGTCTTTCTCTGGTGCAGGGTAAGCGAGTTCAACAATCTTTGCAAACTGAGCGTCTGTGATTTCAGTTTCAATCATCTTGTTTGCAATGAGAGAAAACTCGTCAATGTATTTGTGAGCCAAGCCAAGTGCTTCACGAGCAACTGCAATCTTACCTTCGGCAGTTTGAGTGTGTCGAATTTTGAAAGACTGCTTTGCTGCATTCTTGCCCTTGAATGACGAGAGTGCAAGGTTGAGAGTGTTTGCACATACAACACGAACAGGCGTGATGCTTGCCTGAATAGCAATCGAACCATCGTGGCTTGTGTTGATGAGCAGGTAGTTATCAATCTTGTCTGCACGACCATTCGGGTCAAGAGTAATGCTGTCCTGCAATGCAATCGAACCGAATACGACACGACCACCCTTGATAGAACCAGCAGTTTCCCAACGACCACCACCGTCTAGAATGTTATCACCGAATGAAAATAGTTCTTCATTCTGCAATGGCACATAACGCTCACCAACAATTCCAAGAACATCAGTCTGGTCTGCGTTGAATGGGTTAGTGCGTGATACGAATGAGTAAGACTTGTCGCTTGAAAAACCGTCAGGGATTGCGACATCTTCAAGGCGAACATTCCAATTGTCTAGGTGTGCAAGTTCCAACATCTGTTGGGTGTTTACCTCGTCTTGAAATACAGTTCCAAGATTGTGCCAAGCAGGTTGGCGTAGTGATGCAAAAGACGCTTCGCCTGTTGCTTCGTTGATTTCTAGTTCGTGAGCCATTTGTTTCTTTCTCTTAGTAGGGATTTCCAATAAGACTATTTTACAGGATACCACCGACAATGTCAATAGATTTTGGGAAACATTTTTCGGGCTTCGTAAACTGATCTTCTTAAAGTCTTGACAAACCAGGCAAGGTGTGGTCGGCCCAGATCGATCCCCAGACAACTAGAAAACCCCTCCCGAATTACAAGGAGGGGTCTCTCTGGTAGCCATAGTAGTTTTCACCTTGCCACACCAGCCCAAGGTTAGAGCCTTTTAGACACTTGCTCAGGTGTTATGGCGTTAGCCAATGGTTTATAGCAAGTCCATTACAGACGAGTAGGTCGAAGCATTTACTTCTTCCTGTGCGGTCATTTTGAGAACACGCAAGGTCTTCTCTAACATTTCCAACGGAGTTGTGTATTCACGACCAAATGAGCGAGACGAGTTTGGGTCGCTTGGCTTTTTTGGTGCGGTAGGGAAACCGAGTGCGTTTGCGTCAAGGCGAACATCAACGCTTCCGCTGTATCCAAGTGAAACACGAATTGGCTTCTCGTAGCCATCACCAATCAACTCAGGGTTGTTAGTAAGTGCCTTGATTGCCAACGATACCAATGACTTCTGGTAGTTAGCGTAGTCTGTCTCATACTGCTTTACATCAGCAGGGTAAGACGCAACCTGTGCCTTGATAGTAGCAATCTTCTCTTCTACCAAAGTAATTAGAGATGCGGTTGGAACTTTTACGGCGAGTGCTCTTGCCATTTTTATCTTCTTTCTTTTAGGGTTGATTTGTTATGTGTCCATTATAGCAGGGGGGTAAGACATTGAGTGGTGAGCAG